TTAGGCTCATCAACTTCATTTGTAGCTGCCTCACGTCCCATGTGATATTCTTGTAAATCATCCATTTCGTATTCCTTTTTGAACAGTTGAACACTCAAGGCAATGCTTGAGAGATAAGGTGTACCCGTGCGAAACAAAGCAAAGCACTCCATCGTGGTTCTCGGCTGTGTCTGCTTTTGATGATCCAATGCGTTCTGATTTGCGACTGTATAAGTCACCCTTTGCAATGGTACCCTTGCAACAGCTACACTCATATTTTCTGCGCGATTTAATTAGTTTAGTTATCATCGTCATCATCCTCAAAATCATCTTGATCGTTGCACCAACAACATGGCTCATCGTTTGGGTATTCTCGACACCAACAACATATCTTATTTATGATTTGTCTCATAACAAACGACCTCCCGTTTTAAACTGCATGTACTGTGTCACAGTGTCTTCAACTTCGTTGTTGAACTCTGCAAACATGCGGTCTCCAACTGAAGTGACTTGCTGGACAAAATCAGACCAGTCTTGTTCCGCCTCCCAATAGAATGTCGCAAGTGCTAACAGTCTATCTTCTCTTTGCCACACTCCCTTATTTTCAAATTCAAACACTTCGATGATTTCAACTTGACCTTGAGCATCTGCTATCATTCGTCTAGCGTTGCCTGTTTTATACTCAAACTCTGCACTGTTAATAACTTGTTCAATTCTACTCATAACTTACTCCTCCCCATCTTCAGGTCTCCAACAGTTGTCTACGCCCAAAGCATACTCGCCCTCGAACCACCCGCCTTCGTCAACGTAATCCGCTTCGACTTCAATGCCCATCGCATGCAACTTATCCCATACTGGAATAGGTGGAGCCCACGCCGTCCAACAGTAGAATGAAAAACCTGCTGTTGTTTTGTCTTCATTGAAATAAAGTTCTTCTCGTATCTCAACATCACAGACATCCCATTTTGTATTCCAATTGGTATTACGCCAATCGTATTCAGCTCTGTCATTAGTATTAAGTGAAATTTCCACAGGCACAGGTACGATGACATCACAGAAACGAGGATCTATATCTGAGCGCGATGTTTTTAGGTAGCTGTAAAGTTTAGAAACAACTTTACCTTCTCCATGAATATAAACAGTTTGGTAACAATGATTAGGCATTATAAATTCTCCTTTGTTTCTATGTAACTTTCGATTAAACCTTGCGCGACTTGAGGGACGATGCCGTTGCCGTAGGCGCGCAGTCGTCCCACCCTTGAGGGAGCCCCATCAACCAACGGGCATGTGTTGGGTTCAACTGCCCTCCACTTTCCATCTCGGCAGAAGATCCAGTCAGCATCTTTCCAGTGGCCGTTAGTCTTGCCGCTTGGTCCTTGCTCCATGCCGTCAGTTGAGCTTGCGCTCCCGTGTTCCACCCGTGCTTGCCCGTCAGATGTGAGGGTGCTATCCCCGTGCCCCCCGTCATGGAGGTCGGTGTTGCCCAGCCCCCCGTCAGTTGAGCCGTTACGTCCAAGGTGTCCGTGCTGATCTTCCCGTTCCTGATCCGGCCCCCTTGGTATCCGCCCTTGTGATCCCGCGTTGTCGGTGTCGGCCACGAACCAGAGGCGTTGCCTGATGTGCGGAGCGCCGAACCCCGATGCGCTGAGATCGAACGCCCCGAAGGCGTAGTCCTTTGCTTCCATGTCAGTTTGTACAAGGTCGAGCCAACCGAGGCCGTCCTTGCTTGCAACTTGCTCTCCAAAGATTGTTGCAGGGCGGCACTCTTGGATGAGGTGGTTCCAATGGGGCCACAAATGCCGCTCGTCAGAAGTCCCCGCTCGTTTGCCTGCACCGCTGAAAGGCTGGCACGGGCACGATCCTGTCCAAACTGGCCGATCGTCTGCCCATCCCGCACCTCTGAGGGCACGGCTCCAGATGCCAATCCCTGCGAAGAAGTGGCACTGAGTAAATTCAAAAAGTTCTTCTGGTCTGACATCACTGATGCTCCTATCATCGACAACACCATCCGCGATGTGTCCGGCTTTGATTAAATTGCGTAGCCATTCGGCGGCATACGGATCGATCTCGTTGTAGTAGGCGCTCATCACTCACCCCCTTCTCTATGCCAGCACTCTTGCAAGGCGGCATCTTCAGCATCAAGCTCACGATCCCAAGCCGCTTCCCAACGCTCAATGAACTGAACAACCCAAGCATTCTGATGGCGCGTAAGCTCATCCTCATGGATCAACTCCATCGCATCAATGCACTTCAAACCCTGTGCCTTGCACCAGAATGTATACTCTTCAGTCAGTGCAGGAATGGTATCAACATACGCCATTAGGTTGTCTTCCATATTGCTAGAGCCTCGTCAAAAGGCATGTCGTTTAAGATGCGACGGGTCTCACCCGCCTGCTTGTCAATGATCCACTCACCCTTGGTCACAGTCGGGTGGTACTTGGTCTGGAAAATACCTTCCTTGTACTTGAGTTGAACCAAAACATGAGACTTAAACTTGCGCTTTAACTCACGCGAACTGAGGAACTCATTGACCTGATCACCGCACCAACCCTCTAATGACTGAGCAAAACCATCCTCACTCCACTCACTAGGCTCATTCGGTAATGATTTGAAATACTCGTGTACCGCATTCATCGTAGCGCGGTAGTCACCCTTGAACTTAGGGTGGTCATAGTCACGATCGCATCCGCCGTGTCCATCATTGCTCACAATAGCAACAGGCTTGCCGTCAATATATAAAGAAGCCTGATAGCAATGTGTCTCTTCACTTGCCCATTCAGTATGCTTGATTGCTTTGAGTTGGAGTTTCATGGTGGTCTTCCTTTTCACATTGGTTAAGATAATTAATGTACTCTAGTTGTGGAGTATGCACATATAATTCAAGGGGGCAAGTGCTTTTTTCTCGGACCTCGGTCCACGGCCATGGGTTAACATTACATATAGAGCAATCTGACAGAAAAAAGTGTAGTGCAATAAAAAGTCGAGGCAAAAGTGTAATAGTTGTAATAGTTGTAGAAGCAGGCAAGAATAAGATAACAAAACCATACTGTTAGGTAGTGTGATAGGTATTACAAACACTATTACAAACAGGTGTAGGTATTACAGAATAGTGTAATAGTTGAGAACATTTCAACCAGCCCAAGGGTAGATTCTTGGTTTTACTATTACACTTCGACCTAGGATATAAGCTATAGGAGAACTTGGCATAGCCTACTGCTTGTTGTATGGTTGTGGAATAGGAGGGGTGTTATGACTTCACTGAAAAAGAAAACCGAAGATGAACATGGTCGCAAGATCACCACCAGACAGATGACCTTCGCTCGTCATGTAGTAGAGGGGATATACTCCAACGCTGAGTCCGCCCGTAAGGCTGGGTACTCTCATGATGTTGCGCCTGTCACAGCTTCCAAACTATTGAACGGCCGCGACTACCCTCATGTCTTGGAGTACATCACTGAGCTACGGGCTGAACGGGAACGACGCTATGCTGTCACCACAATAGGACAACTTGAACGATTGCATAAGCTGTCGCAAGGAGCCGAGGATGCAGGTCAATTCTCTGCCGCCATCAACGCAGAAAAAATTCGCTCCGCTTTGGGTGGCCTTACTATTGATCGGCGGGAAAACATCAACACATTGGACCAGCTATCACGGGATGAGATCACCTCTCGTCTGGCCGCTTTGCAGAAACAATACCCGCAGGCTTTTGTGATCGACGCAGACTATAAGGATGTAACAGATGAGCCGAGGACCGGAGGCGAACTTTTGGAGTATGTTGAGGAGCAACCTACCTAAAAATACCTATGCTACACGCATTGAAAACAAGCATGGCGGCGGTGTACCTGATGTTCATTTGCTTTGGGAAGGCTTGCCCGTTTGGATAGAGTTGAAGGTAAGTAAGTCTAACGCCGTAAAAGTCTCGCCTCATCAGGCGGCTTGGCATATGGCATATCACTCTCGCGGGGGGCTGAGTTTCTTCTTGGTCAAGGCCCTCTCTACGGGCGCCCTTGTTTTGTTTGAGGGGTCCGAGGGCCCGAACCTATTAGCTGGTGGCCTGTCCGAGGCCCATGGTTCTTCGTTCAAGAACTCTGCGGCC